GTTAAAGCAATGTGGATGATGTTACAACAAGAACAAGCAGAGGATTATGTTATAGCTACTGGAACTAGCAGAACCGTAAGAGATTTTGTTAGAATAGCTTTTGACTTCATAGGTATAAAAGAATGGGAAAACCTAATTGTTGTTGACCCTAAATTTTATAGGCCCGCAGAAGTAGAGTTTTTACACGGAGACGCCAACAAAGCCAAAAACGAGATTGGATGGACTGTAGAAACACCCTTCAACGAAATGGTCAAAAGAATGGTAGAACACGACATAAACAAATCATGTCCAAAGAAAAATACGACCCTTATCTAGTATACAGAGACACTAGAGAAAAAGACGGCTGGCAGTTTACTCAGTCTGGATATTGCGCTGGCACAGAAGAGCAGACCATAAAGACTGGGGACTATACTTTATATGGTTATGAAAATCATATTTGCATAGAAAGAAAAGGAAACGTCTCAGAGTTGGCTACAAATATAACTCAGCCAAGGTTCGAGAGGGAACTTGAAAGAATGCTCGAATTTCCCTGGAGATATGTTTTACTAGAATTTGAAATGAAAGACGTTGTTGAGTTTCCAAAAAATAGCAAAATACCGGCTTACAAAAGAAAATACATGAAAGTAAGAGGGCCATTCTTTTTGAAAAGAATACTTGAACTACAAAAGAAATACGATGTTCCTTTTGTTTTTTGCGGCAAATATGCAAAAGAAGTTTGCTCTAGTATATTCAAAAGATTCATGGAATCTAGGTCTAAATATGACTCAAGAAAATAACAATAAACAACACATAGAAACCCTACTAAAGCACGCCCATCTTAATATAGGCGACATAAATAAGATAAATGTTGGAAACCAACTTCTTAATCCCTTAAAAGATTATGACAATCCAGTTTTAGAGTTTTTAGATTATATGTCTACGCCTGAAAACTTTTGGTTTACTTGCAAATATTTATTAAATGTAGACTTATTGCCCTTTCAGTTGTGTATACTACAGGAGCTATGGGAAAGAAAATTTCCAATGCTCATAGCAACTCGTGGAGCTGGCAAGACATGGATTCTAGCATTGTATTCTTTACTTAGAGCGTTTTTTCACCAAGGCTGCAAGATTATTGTTATTGGAGCAGCTTTCAGACAATCAAAGCTTTTGTTTGAATACATGGAAACTTTTTATAAAAACTCTCCTGTATTCAGCAACATGATTGGAGCGGGGAAAGGTCAGGGTCCAAAAAGAGATATTGATAGATGCACTTTTTATGTTGGTCAAAGCGAAATCATAGCTATACCTCTTGGCGACGGTTCTAAGATTCGTGGTTTACGCGCCAACTATATTATTGCAGACGAATTCGCGTCTATTCCCCAAGAAATTTTTGAAGTGGTAATTAAAGGCTTTGGTGCCGTTTCAGCAAATCCCGCAGACAAAGTAAAAGAGTACGCACAGATACAAAAACTAAAAGAACTAGGAATGTACGAGCAAGCACATGAAATAGAAGGAGAGCTTGGCTTCGGAAACCAGACAATTATAGCTGGCACAGCTTACTACGCCTTTAATCATTTTTACGAATATTTTGAAAGACAAAGGGAGATTGTGCGTAGTAAAGGAGATGAAAAATATTTAGAAGAACATGTATTTAAAGGAAAAATACCAGACGGTTTTGACTGGACTCAATACTCTGTGATGAGAATACCTGAAGGTCTTTTGCCAGAAGGTTTTATGGACAAATCTCAATTAGCACAGGCAAAGGCGATGCTACACTCATCAAGATATGACATGGAATACGAGGCCTGTTTTGCTAAAGACTCCGAAGGGTTTTACAGAAGAAGATTAATAGAAAGGTGCGTAACTACAGAGCCGGTAACAACACCTAGCGGAGAAGAGGTGTCCTTTGACGCAGCTTTGTCAGGAAATCCAAATAAAAAATATATTTATGGCATTGACCCAGCCTCAGAAACAGATAATTTCTCAATAGTTGTTTTAGAGCAAAACGAAAAACACAGAAGGGTTGTATATGTTTGGACTTGCAACAGGCAAATAATGAGAGAAAGAATAAAAACAAAGAAAGATTCAAATCTAGAAAGTTTTTACAATTACTGTGCAAGAAAAATACTAGACCTAATGAAGGTTTTTCCAACCAATCACATAGGAATAGATGCGCAGGGAGGGGGAATAGCAATAATGGAAGCCATGCACGACAAAAACGTGTTAAGAGAAGGAGAGATTCCTTTATGGCCGTATGCAAAGTATGAAGACTCAGACCCATTCTACTGGGAATCCAAAAATAAACCCACTGATGGCGAAGCTGGTTTGCACATACTGCACATGATGCAATTTGCTAAATCTGAGTTTACTTTCAAGGCAAACCACAACATGAGAAAAGATTTAGAATCGAACTGTTTATTATTCCCAAAATTTGATACTATCCTGCTATCTGAAGCGATAACTGACGACAAAGCGTCAAACAGATTTTATGACACGCTAGAAGACTGTGTGATGGAAATAGAATCACTGAAAGATGAATTAACAACGATTGAACATGGCCAAACCTCTACAGGAAGAGATAAATGGGATACGCCACAAACAATAGAGGCCGGTGGGAAAAAAGGAAGACTTAGAAAAGATAGGTATTCATCTCTTTTAATTGCCAGTGAAATAGGGCATGTTCTTGATAACCAACTAGAAGGAACTCAGCACGAATTTACTGGGGGCTATGCTCAACAAGAGAAACATTCAAAAAAGGGTCAATTGTATACAGGCCCAGACCACTTAATAAAAAAAATGAACGGCATTTATGGTATTGGCGTGAGAAGAAAATAATGGTGTATACTAATTACAATAAGACTGCAAACGAATTACTAATTCAATACATGGGAAATAAATATGGCGCAAAGAAAAGACCCCTTAAAAACAAACGTATTATCAAGCAATAACTCCTCAAATACCGCTGCTTTTGTAACGTTTGACCCTCAAAAGCCAGAAGAGGCCGCAAACGCCATAGAAAACTCGAAGGCCCTAAATTACTATCAGGCTGTTGCTTACGGAACAAGTAGAGACAGGTTTGAAGACGTAAGCACAAATATTTCTGTTAGAAACGAATTCAGCAGAAATGACTACGATGCGTACAGAGCATCCGAAGCAAGACCTATAAAGTCTAAGGCAATTATGTCATCTTGCGACAGGTCCTATAAAAAGGTTGGAATAGTTAGAAATGTCATAGACTTAATGTCTGACTTTGGCTCCCAAGGGGTTAGGCTTGTACACGATAATAAAAAAATACAAAGATTTTCTCAAAGATGGTTTACGCACAAAGTTGACGGAGAAAAGACGACGGAGAGATTTTTAAATTACCTGTATAGAATAGGAACCGTTGTTTGCCAAAGACAAATGTGTAAAATTTCTATGAAAGAAGAAAGGGCCCTTTCTATAGCATCTAACTCTGACTACTTAGAGCCAACTCATGAGCCTAAGGTGGGCTTAAAAGTAAGAAAGAGAGTTATACCTTGTGGCTACTCTTTTCTCAACCCTATGACCCTAGAGGTCGCAGGAGGCGAATTAGCGCAGTTTGCTGGAGAACAAGCTTTTGGCCTTAAAATTACTGGCGGTCTAAGAACTAAAATAAATTCTCCAAAAAACGAAATGGAAGTTTCTTTGGTTGAGAAGCTCCCAAAAGAATTGGTTGACGCCGTAAGAAGAGGCGTTAACATACTTCCCTTAGACAACAATAAGATTACTTCTTTTAGCTATAAAAAAGATGATTGGGAAATGTGGGCTTCGCCAATGCTTGAATGTATATTAGATGACCTCATGGTTTTGGAAAAAATGAAACTAGCGGACTTAGCTGCGCTTGATGGGGCTATCTCTCAAATAAGAGTCTGGAGGCTTGGAGATTTAGACAAAGGTATATTGCCCACAGACGCAGCAATACAAAAGCTAGCAGACATACTTTTAAGTAATCCAGGCGGAGGTGCTTTTGATTTAATATGGGGGCCGGAATTAGCTTTTGAAGAAGTTACGACGTCTGTGCATAATTTTTTAGGCTCCACAAAATACGAGCCTATACTTGATAGCATTTTTAGTGGGCTTGGCGTTCCTCCTACGCTTACGGGTTCATCAAGAGCAGGAGGAGCTACAAATAACTACATATCTTTACAAACACTAGTCCAAAGACTTGAATATGGAAGACAGCAAGCAGCAAAGTTTTGGCAAAAAGAATTGGAGATTCTTACAAAAGCAATGGGATGGGCTAAAGCTCCATCGGTTCAGTTTGACCATATGATTTTAAAGGACGAAGCGGCAGAGAAAGCCTTGTTAATTCAGCTTCTAGACAGAAACCTTGTTAGTGAAGAAATGATTATAGAAAAATTTGGCGCTACACCAGAGCTTGAAACAGCCAGAAAGAAAAGAGAAAAGAGAGAAGCAGACTCAGGGAAAAGAGTTGGCAAGACTGGCCCTTATGACAAAGACAAGATTCACGACCTTGTTAAGATTGCTCTGGGAAGGGGCTTTATTACTCCGGAAGATGCTGGAATTGATATTGATGAAGACAGTCGAGAAAACGAAAACAATCAACAGCCTCCCAATACTGCTGTTCCTGAAAACAAGAATACTAATTCTCCAGAAGGAAAGTCCGGAGAAGGAAGGCCAATCAACAGCAAAGACGCCCCTGGAACAAATAGAGACAGGCAGTTTAATCCCAGAACATCGGCAGAAATAGCCGATGAAATAGGCGGCTTTTTGAATTCAATGTCTGTTGCCAAAAAATATCAATCAGACATAGGCTCCATAATACTTCCAGGAATACTTAAGCATTATGGCAAAAAAGACGTAAGAAGCATGTCTTCTCAAGAGTTTGCTCAAACAGAAAGCGTTAAGTTTTTAGTGCTGTCTAATTTACCTAAAGATTGTACGCCAACCGAAAGCGTTGTCTCTAAGATACTTTCAGAGCAACCCAAAACGCCTATTGATTTTACAAAATGCTACAATACCCTTCTTTCCTCTTTTATAAACAAAGTTTCTAGACAGCCAAACATAGAGGAAATCAGAAATATCCAAGCCGCTACTTATGCAGTATGCTCTTAAATAAGCTGTTTATTAAATATGGTGTATAAAATATTAATGAAATTTAGGGAGTATTATGCACAGACAAATTCCGATATATAGAGCTGAAGCGCAGGCTGGTTTAACTGATGCCATTCAGGCTAAGGAGAACCTGTCTATTGCTGCGTTTTGCCCTGTCTTAACGGACAAGAGCGTTATTTCTGAAGTTCGTGAAAAAACTAGATGTAAAGACGAATCTTTTTTAGAAAAGTCTTGCGCATCGAATGAAGACCAGTTTGACTTAGACTATATTTATACTATATTGTCTACCACAGGCTGGAACAGAAATGATGACGTTTTTGACCGATATGAAATGTGGTCGGCACGAAACACCGCTGAAGATAAACCTTTTAATAAGGGTCATGACCCTAATACAATTATTGGCCATATTACTGGCAACGCTGTAGTTGATGAAAATTATGAGCTGGTTAAAGATGAGTCCAACATTGATTCACTGCCCGATAAATTTCACATCCTAACTAGTGCTGTTTTATATAAGCATATATCTAGCAGGGACGAGAAATTAACCTTAGCTACCAAAGAACTTCTTGAAGAAATATCAAGAGGAGAATGGTTTGTTTCAATGGAGGCGTTGTTTTCTAATTTTGATTATGCTATGGTTAACGCTGATGGAAAACAGAGTGTCATTTACCGAAACGAAGACACTTCTTTCCTAAGCAAACACTTGCGTTCTTATGGAGGAGATGGAGAGTATGAGGGCACTAAAGTTGGAAGACTCATGAGAAATTTAACTTTTAGCGGTAAGGGTCTTGTGCAAAACCCTGGCAACCCAGAGTCAATTATTTTTAAACAAGAAGATAATGAAATTTTTAAGGGGGTTGCTAATTTGAATCCCTATAGTAATTTACTAGTAACTAGTAGTAGTAAAGGAGAAAGCTCAATGTCAGATAACAATGAGCA